ACGCACCCTACTGCCCTGATGAAAATAATTCTTTCTGACCACAAGTTATTTTGGCACGAAACACTTTGTCAGGTTAAACTTACAAACTCCGACTTAATTGAACGACTGACTCATTTTGAAAAAGGGGACATATACGCTGATTGGGCGGAACCGCAGAGGATACAAGAAATTAGAAATGCTGGTTTTACGGTTATTGAGGCTAACAAGGATGTCAAACTTGGTTTAGACCTCTGTCGGAGACAGACAATTCATATAACGAAGTCAAGTATAACGACATTGAAGCAAGTCAGAGGATACCACAGGAAAAAAACCCCACAGGGAGTTATACTAGACGACCCAGTTAAATTGGAGGATGACACAATAGATGCTGGAAGGTATGGAACTATGGGGATAACTTCTAGGTTTGGTTTTGCAACAGCTCGTCCGAGAGCAACCGAGCCTATTAAATCACTAACCTTTGCTGGACAAGAGAGGAATAGAGTGTTAGAGAGGTGGATAAAAAAAGATGGATGAATTGAATAGTTGTAACTGCGAAGATAATGCGTCCCGACCTGATAATTGCCAATGCCTAGTTTTTAATAGGCTAGGTTACAGAGAAGATGGATGTGGGATTGATGAAGAACTAGAGTTCCATAACAAAGCAAAGAACATCCATGAAGATTTAAGGACAAATAATGCCAAATACTAAACCTTCAGTTGCTGAAATCTTAGAGTTGTATGATGCTACCAAGATGCAATACGCCGAGTCGGGCATATCCAAGCAATGGGACGAGGACGAAATCTTCCACGAACTAGACTTCAAAAACAGACTTGCCCTACCCGATGAGTTCAAGGCAGAGGGGATTGTGCTGCCCACAGCACGGGATGTTGTTGATAGTTGTTTGGACAATACCGACTTGTTCAATATGCGTGTTTGGGTGAACCGCAAAGGAACATCCAACAAGTCAGATGAGGAAGCTAACTTACTTAGAAAGTTTGGCTTGGGAGTTTTATATCGTAACACCATTGAGGCAAGTATTGCCCCTACCCGTGTTGCTGGAAGACATTTTTGGTTACATGGCTTAGGTGTGTTCAAGACGGTCTACGATGCTGACCGCTTTATGGACAAACCTGAACAGAACACCAACGAGACTGAAGACGCCTACGCTGCCCGAATTGACATTTGGAGGGCAGAAAGACACGACTCAATCCCGATTGTTATCCAAGCCGTCCATCCCAAGAACCTTATGAAAGACCTCTACCACGAGGAAGCTCAGTTCAAGTTTGAAGTCCGAGAGGAACTATGTTTCAATGTTAAAACTAGGCTGGGGAAACGATGGTCAAATCCCCTGACCAAAAAGGTTTCCGATAAAGTTGAACACATTTCCTTTTGGACACAGGATTATCGCTGTGAACTTTATGACCGAGAACCTGTCCTCAAAGGGCAGGTGGTTAAGCACAACTACGGGTTTATTCCGTATGTTGAAATAGACACTGGATTAGGTAATGTTACCGCCGACAACAGTTTAACGAAACGCTATGTCGGGGTTCTTCGTTATGTCCGAGACCTTCTTATTTCTGAGTCAAGAGATTATTCTATTGGGGATGTAATATTAAAGAGAACCGCCTTTCCTTGGGGTTATCTAAAGGGTCCAAATGCGGCGTCAGTTACAGAGATATTCCAAAAGTTTGGCGAATACAACCCGCTACCTGATGGGGTAGAGATTGTAGATATGGCTCCCAAAGTTCCCCCAGATGCTTTGTTATCTTGGCTCGGCGTGGCTTCTAATTATCTTGCTGGGCATGCTGCCCCTCCCTCTGTTCGTGGGATGGGTGAACAGGGTGTGAGGTCGGGGGCAGATAGACGACTCGTTATTGCGCAAGCGGCAACAAGATACCAATACGCCAATGAAGCTTTTAAGCACGGGATTGCTAAGGTCTTGTCTAATTGTGCTCAGATTATGAAGAAAGTTGTTCCTGGAGACATCAATGTATGGGCAAAGACACCCACCGATGAGTTTGACATACCAATTAACAAAGACAAGATGCACGAACCTTTTACTTTCTATGTAGAGTTTGCCCCAATTAGTGAGGAAGACGAATACAGGCGCCACGATGATTTAGAAAGACTTTTCAAATCGGGTTTGGTTACAAAGAATTGGTCAAGAAAGCAGATGTCCAATGTTGACCCAGAAGCAATGGAACTTGAAGAGGAACTGGAACTTCTTAAACTAGACCCAATGGTTCAACAGATTATATCGCAAACGATTGCGGGCAGATTAGCAGAAGCCTTGGCGAAACGAGGAATGGCTCAGCAACTCTCTGAAGGAGTCTTACCCAATATGGGTATGAACATACCTCAAACGGGTAATCAAGCTCCAGGTCGTAGGATGTCTGCCCCAATACCTCAAAATGCCCCAATAGGTTCTGGGCAAGAACAACAAAATCAACTAGCTGGAATGAGGAGTCAAACCTCAATGACCCAACAGGGAATGGGTGGGGGAGGAAATCAGTGATAATCTGTGAATTTTGTGGCGTAGAGATAAAGGCAGAAACCCATAAACCACCTATTTGGGGGGTTCATACTATGAAAGGGGGGAGCAGTCCTTTCCACTATTTTTGTTCTGAACAGCACGGTAATTTATGGATAGCAAAACAGCCTGG